AAGGATCATGTATAGTTGAGATGTTGTCGTAAACGCTCTGGAAATTGCTAGAAGAAACCTCAAGAGGACTAGCGCCTACCTTAACCCTAAACCTAAATCTAATGGTCTTGTTGTTGGACGATATGGTCTCGTTAGATCCTCCTCCGTCATCTATGGCGGTTAAGTTGAAGACGTTTGTTGAAACGCCAGGCGAGAGATCTATAAACTGAGAAAGCGTACCAAAAGCAGCGACATCGCTAAAGCCCCCTTCTACCAACGTGCCATTCTGAAAGAAAGAAACAGAGTTGTCCTGAACGGAGGTGTCATCAGATAGGCTTTGTTGAAAACCAAAAACCCTGACGCCTCCCCCTACTTCTCTAGTTATAATGTTAAAAGCGTTTAAGGATGGATCTGGGTAAGAGCCATTTTCATCTTCAAAGGAGACATTTAAAGCGCTAAGGGATATCGTAGATAGAGTATACTTTTGAAGCATATCTATTAATATCGATTGAAGTGACGTCCCAGAAGCTATCGGGGTAGTCATGTGGCTAAATGCGGCGTCGTTATTAGTGATGTTTATGACCTGATCGGTAGTTACATCAGTACCTCCAGTTCCACTACCATTAGACGCGCTGGTAATCCTTCCCTTAGAGTCAACAGTAATATTAGCCAGAGTGTAGGAACCTGGGTCTACATCTGTGTCTTCGAGCCCGATTGTCCCAGAAGTGGTGATGACGCCGCCCGTCAAACCATCAGCGGCTATGATCTGGGTTACGGTTCCGCTACCCCCCTGACCAGGTATTCCAACAGATGCCGTATAACCCTGAGAAACATTTATCGTGTTCTTCGAAGCTGGGTTTGTAACGGTTATAGTGTTCTTTAACTGGGGGTTGGAAACTACAATCTCTATGGTATCTTCCACTATTACGGCCATACCACAAAGATAATAAAAACAAGAAGGTTAGGGTTTAACCCCATATTCACCAGCGGGCACAGCAATAGTTGTTGCTCCACTTGAACCAGCTATTTCAAATGTTCTAGGTGTAGAAAAAGATACTGATTTATATGTGGCGTAATAAACACCGTTTTCCAACTCGCACTCCTCTAAAGATTCCTGATCATAAAGAAATACCATGTGAGGAACCGACGAATCCGTCCAGCCCTCTAGGAAATCTGTATTTTCGTCAACGGCTACTCTGTATGTAGTATAAGATTCCATTAGCTCCAAATTATTTGAGAGTGGAGCGCATTGTTCCCCTCTCCATTAAGCGCCACAGAGGTCACCCCTGAAGATTTTATCGTCTCCCAAGTGTCGTCCACAGTAAGACCAAGAGCCGCTTTGAACACGCTAGAACCTTTGCCTCCAAATTTCAGAGCTCCATTTTGGATACCAACTGCTGTCTGGTCCTGGCTACCTGTCTGACCCCAGTTTTGTGCGCTGAAGTATGTCCAACCGTTGCCAGCGCTTGTTAGCTTTCGCATCCCGTCTGCACCCTGTGAGTGAGTGGTGTCGTCATCTGGTCGCATGCGGTGAGCGCCATAGCCCACATGTCTAAGGTAGCCGTCCGAGTCGATATGGCACGTACCAAAGTAACTAGGCTCGCCCAATTTACTGATTACTCTGTCCGCTGAACTACTCTGCAAAGTCGGACCGTTTACATCTGAGGTGCTGGTTATTTCTGGACCCGCAGTATTTTGCCCGTTGTTACCAGTGTAGTAAACATCACCGCTGGAGTTTAAATAGACTGAGCAGCGCCTGCCCACTACAGCTTGGACTATGTTTGTTAAACTGTTTTGTTCTCTTGTGAAAGTAGAGATCGTAGAGGTGCTACCTTGACCTGACATGTAGTCGTATCCGTAACCTGTGGCATAGGCGTGACCTCCTGTTGTGATTCCAACAGTCAACCTATACCCCATAGCTACCTTGCTCCAAGTTAAAGTGTTGTTTGTGGTGGTCCAGTTACTAACGCTGGATGTGCTGCCGTCGCCGCGCTGCCTGTAATGACCGTAGCCAATAAACATCATGTCGCCACCCTTGACTGCCCCAAAACAGTTTTCTCCCGCCGCAATGTCCGTCCAGTCCGTGTCTGTTCCGTATTGACGCCATGTGCCGTCTGTCGTAAAGTATGACGAAGACATATAAGTGTCGTCTATTGCCCAATACCATAGTTGACCGCTAGACTTTATGGCGAATGCCTGCTTGTATTGCCTGCTTAGAACTATCTTAGTGAAGGTATGCGAAGTTGCAGGGCCTATCGCAAAGTCACTCGTGACGGCTGAGTTGTTGAAGATACTTGCGTTACTTAAGCTTTGAACTCCTGAGCTAGCTATTGTATTTGCTGTGATTCCACCGCCACCTGAAGGGACGTCTTGTCCATTTATTGATGCTATATCTGCCACGGCTATTCCGTTATGTGATGCTATGTCTGGCATGTTTATGCAAGGACGATAAAGTCGTTAGAAGGATTAAACCAAATCTGTCCGTTAGTGCTGTCTAGACAATATCCAACAACACGAACAACATCTCCAGTACCAGATGGTGCCGTAGCTGTAATATCTCCAGCCGTAGTAGACACATAAAGCTCATCACCAATCGTTCCTGGATCGTGGTCGAGAGTAAACGTACCACGCAACAACATTCCGTCAGCATCAGGGTCAGTACCCAGAGCGATAGCCAGCATAACGCCCCCTGCTGTACCTGTAGCATCAGCATCAGCTGCTGTCCATCCTCCGCTTGAGTTGAGGTAGCAAAGCTCTCCTTGCGTGGTAGAACCTGAACCGAAATACATGACGTCACCTCTGTAGCTGAAATCCGTATTTGCCGTTTTGTCGAGAGTAATACCTTTAGTTACTTCAAGTTTACCAGTGACTTCTGCGAATCCATTTCCAGTGCTGTGATTATCACCAACCGTAAATACCGCAACGTCTTCAACGTGCAATGAAACTGTGTTGGCAGAATCATCAAACTTGATGTACTCCTCGTCTGTACCGTTTCCTACCTTATCGTTACCAACGTTTACTAATCCGTTGCCTGAGTTTAACGACAGACCAGTGCCAGATACGGTGATGTGGGTGGGAGAACCATCGTGGTCAGATATTTTGACCGTGCTCGCGTTGATCTTCAGATCACCAGTTCCAGCGTCCTTAATGAAACTATCGTTCCCGTCGTGATAAATCTGCAAGTCGTTCCCCGCACCAAAAATCAAAGTGTCGTCAGTTCCTGGGGTAGCGGAATCACCAAACACAATGTTAGATCCATTCGTGTCTAGATTTCCGCCCAGTTGAGGAGTGGTATCGTCAACGACATCGGATATCCCTCCAGATGGATTGTCAACAAACTCAACAGCATTCCCAGCAGAATTTACCTTCAAGAATTTACTTGCAGTAAAAGAGCTAGGCGTATCGGTAAGACCCAAAAATGTTGAAGAGCCACTTCCGCCCGAAACTGTAGTAAACGACAGAGTTCCACTCCCATTAGTTGTTAGTACCTGGCCGTTAGTTCCGTCCGAGGTAGGGTACGTGAGGCCACTCGCAATAAACGTATCCGCGATAGTAGTTGTTGCGTTACCACTTGAATCAACGTCCACCTTAAATTTGTCATCACCAGCCGCGTTTTCGCAGATAATATGAGTCCTGGAATCGCGTTTAATACCGAGCAGCGTCGTTGAGGTGGGTGCAGCTGTGCCTAATGCTAAGGGTTGTTGGATTTGGAACTTGTTGCTGTTTGTCGTTGCAGTCCAAATAGCCCCAACGGTGGTGCTTTTTAGTTGTATAAAGTTAGTGCCAATCACAATTCTTCCAGTATTCGCATTATCTGAAAGGTTGATAGTATCGGCAGAAAGGTTAATATCCCCAGTTCCGTCAGGCTCAATAAGAATGTCTGCGTTTGAAGTGGTGGTAATCTTATTTCCGTTCAGGTCTAAGTCACCACCAAGCTGTGGGGACGTATCGCTAACTAAATCGGTAGTGTTCGTATCTGTGGTTTGATCGACCCAGTCTAAGTTGCCACTACCGTCAGTCTTCAACACCTGATTTGCGCTGCCATCAGTATTTGGGAGCGTCAAGGTATAAGAAGCATTTGCTGAGTGGGGCGGGCCTTTAAGTACAACACCATGGCTGTTCTGCTCGCAGTTCAAAACAAACTGACCAGATCCCTTTGTGGAGTTTCCCTTAAAAACTACCTGACCGCTACCGTCAGGGTCTAGCTCAATATTCCCATCAGAAGCGCTAACAATATCATTCCCGTTTACATCAAGGTTCCCACCAAGCTGCGGGCTTGTATCATCAGCTACTGTAGCGATTTTGGCGGTATTGGCTGTTATCGCATTGGCTTGCGCAGTTGATATCGTTGTTGTGTTACCTGCTAAAGCCGTGGTTCCTGAAGTACCCAACTGGAGCAAAGGTGTGTTACCCTCCAATGATGTGCCCGCCGTGGTTCCGAATCCAGGAAAAGAAACCTTAAGTGTATTGGCTGCTACATTTGTATTGGCAGAAACACGGGCCTCTGTGTAATACAGATTTGTACTACCCTCGGATAAAGAGTCTGTGTTGTTGGGCGGCGGGGAAGCAGGAGCGGTATTTGTAAACCTCCCATTCACAAACGACAGGATAGACCCAGCAGCTACAGAGCCCCCAGATTGTTCTGTGTCGGAAAGATCAAAAATACTAGAGGAAGAAACGTTGGCATCAGAACCCTGTGGGCCCGTGGGACCTTGCGGCCCAGTAGGTCCCTGCGGTCCAGTATCTCCTTGAGGGCCCTGTGGACCTGTAGCACCTGTAGCACCTGTAGCACCTGTAGCTCCCGTCTCTCCAGTAGCCCCCTGAAACCCCCGTGGCCCTTGCTCGCCCTGAGGGCCTTTGGATACGGTAATCTTTATTTTAGTTGCCATATCAAACGGTTACGTCTTCGTTAATCTTAAAGGTTCCGAAGAGCAACGTCTCAACAGAAAGCTCTTGAGTATTCACGGGCCTAGATACAGTATCTGTCCTGGTTTGCTGAATGTCGTAAACATAAAGGCCAGCATTTACTACCATCCCAGCAGCTGGAACGCTGAAAGTAACGAGACCGTCTACGGTCGAGGCAATATTTGGGGTGGGGGTTAGAACCACAGTGCTAGAAGTGTCGCTGAGTCTTACCTCCATAAGAAAGCTGTAAATGTCAAAGGGGTTGCCAGTAAGATCAATGGCATTTCCGTTGTCGTCTTTGAGCTCAAGATTCAAAGTAAACGTATCACCCTTCCTGCAAATGATATCAAGTCTTTGAGACCTGTCCAGGTTTATTGTGTTGTCCATCTTTCAAATATTAAGCTGAGGGCTGAGGGGTATCAGATTTACGCTGAGAGATAAGTTTGCTTTGTTCATTTGCTTGTTTAGTCACCCTCTCATCTTTCCTGTCTTCTTTTAAGACTTCCAGCTTTTCCTTAAACTCTTTGTCGTCTTCCTTAAATCCAAGCGTAGCCTGAGCCTTGATCATTTCAATCTCCTTTCTAAACTCGTGCTTCACACTTTCAAGCTGTGCCTCTAGCTGATTCTTGAGCTGCATCTCCTGAGCCTTTAGCTGGGCCTCCATCTGCATCTCCTGCTGCCTGGCTTGAGATGTGGCCTGAGCCGAAGCCTGCTGAATCTGTGCCTGCTGCTGAGAGTTTTGCATGGCGATCTGCTGATTCATAGCGATACGCTTTTTCCTACGGACAATCAACAGCCTTTCCGCCTGGTTGATATCCTTGAGCTGTCGGACAGCAATAGCATCTTCGAGGTCAATCTCTTTCTGAGACAAAGCAATCTGGATGTTCTGTTCAAGGTACTGGCGCTCAGCCTCCTCCATCTCCTTGACTACCGTAACACCAAAGTTGTACATAGCAAGATTCCTGAAGGAACTCAATACCTTCATGTTCTCCTGTCCAATAGCGTTCTCATATATCCTGTACAAAACAGAATCAGGGTGAATGATCTGAACACACTTAACAATATCTGTACAGACCTTCTTGTACAAAACCATCGAAGAGTTTGTGATGTCGTAGATGGCATTGTTAGCGGCTGCCAGAGCTTGCTGCCTGACACCAACCAGTGCATCAGACTTAGGTGTAGAAGCATCCATCACCTCGTTGATGCCCGTAGCGTCACGGATCATACGTAAGTAGTGGTTGTATAAACCAATAAGCTCATTGATGTTTCGAATGCTGTTTCCGATCTCCCTGATGGGCGGGTTCTGGAATCCACCTTCTGGGTTCTTGCTTCTGTAGTAGAATACACCCGTCTGCTCGTAGATGTCGTGAAGGTCAAGCGGCTGAAGCTCTCCACCCTTCCCAAGCTGAACATTCTCCAGACCCTCGATGTCGATGATGATTCCGTCGGGCTTAGCCTTAGCTACCGCCTGCTGGATCTTGAGGTGTGTAAGTTGAAGCTGGTCAGCAAAGCCAATGCAGCTATCCACCATGGACTTGGGCAACATCTCAAGGATATTTGTTGCGCAAGCGGAGTAAGACATATTAGCCCTTGAGATATCGTGAATATTCTTGGGGATATTTGTCTTCTTCCCGTAACTAAACAAGTAGTCAGTACCCAGGATGTAGCACCCACCATAAACAGATGCGGTCTCCATCTTCATTACATCCCTGTTGAATACAGAATTCTGTGGAGCCTTATAGTTCTCCCCCTTAGCGTAGAAACCAATATTACCGTACCTGCTTTCTTTGGATTCGTAATATTCGCAATCCACAGAAATAAACTCAAAGTCTAAAACTCCAACCTTGTACTCGTCATACCCGTAATTAGATTGTCGGCTGTTTACGTTGTAATTAGACTGACTCATCTTAGCCTGATCGTAACCGTACTTTTTCTGAGCTGTTTGAGCGATGGATCTGTACTGCTCTTCCGTGAATTGATCGGAAGCAATACGCTTGAGCTCCCCAATAGTGATGTACTTTACGTGACCAGCATAAACCAAGTCATCGAAGTTTGGGTCTTCTGTATAGCTGTGGATAAAGTTACAGGGGTCCACGTATTCGGTCTTGATTCCGTGCTCAGGATCGTTGCTTCTTTTTACAACAGCCATGCCGAGAACCGTGAGGTCATTAACGCATCTTCTCAGCGTGGTGTCGTTGAAGTTATTCCACTCCAGCGTCAGGTTTGTGGCGACCTGTGCAGCGATCTCCGAAGAAGACTTGATGTTATTTCCAATAAAGATTTCGGCTTCTTCTAAGGTTTCTGGTATATCCTCAGACTTCATTCCAACGGCCACCCCAGTTTTTTCCTGGATTTTAGCAAGCTGATTTTTAGCCTGAATCATCATCTCCATCTTCCTTCTTTCTTTATCCTTTTCGGACGAAGACAAAGGATCAACAGCCTCTAAGTTTGGATACGGGCTGAGAGACAAAATCTTGTTTACTACAATCCTAACGAACTTAGGGAGGATGGGAACTGGAGTAAAGTCCAGGTTGAGCATACTTCCATCACCATTATTTGGATCGAGGGAAGTAAGAAGAGACCTATAGATCTTCGTGTCTTGTGTTCCGTTAGCGTACCTCCTATTTCTTTCGAAAATATTCTTTCTGGTTTTATAGGTGGAGCCCTCGTGGTCTATTTTACCCCATTGATTATAAATAGACTTGGCATACTTCAGGCCATAATCCTTCCCTTGCTTCTCCTGTGAGGGAGCTAAAGGATCTGGAAAGCTAGCTGGTTTTTTATTATTGCTGTTCATCTGCACTGAGTGGAGTCATATTAACTCAATGCAAATATAGTAAAACTAAGAGTGCCAGGCTTTTGGCTTGTAAGTCCTAAAAAAAGTCTTATCCTGAAAGTCTGACTTAACCTTTTTCTTTTTTGCTTTTTGCGCTCCAAGCAGAGCCAAACCAGAGCTTATAGTCAAGTCAAACTTAGTTCGCTTGTCAATCTTGTAGGCAATCCAATCCTCCAGGGTCCTGTTAAACAACATCTGACCCATCTCGCCAGATTCTGCCCTGACGCCAACATGATCGTGGATGTAAGCTTCAATAGCCTGAGCATGAGATTGAATCACGTCCTGAGAGTTAGACGGGATACCCTTCGTCCTTACGTTGTTGGATGAATTCGAATTGCGCAAATGTTGTGGTCTGTCCATTAAGTAACCGTCGTAACCCCTTGATTCAAAGTACCTTGCAATCCCATACTTGTTGTTCTCTATAAGCAGCGGGTACCCGTAGAAAAACGCGCACATCAAAACATCCTCATAAAAGATGCTAGCGAGGTCAGGACGAGAAGCATACTCTACCACAAACATGTTTGGCGGAACGTCCATGTTGAATTTATTGTACATGTGCAGCGCACCCTTCGAGCCTCTCCCGTCTACCGTAGCATCAAGATCGTAGGAGTCAACACCTCCCACGCCAATATGCGCATTAGGAGCTATGCGTTTGCCACGATCGTCAGCCTTATTATTTCTGAGGTGGTCGGGAGGAAGCCAAGCTACACGGAACCTTCCGTTAGGGTCAGGCGAAAACACTACTTCTTCATCCTTCTTTCTCCAGACAAAATTACCCTGAACTACAGGGTTCGGGTAGAGATTATCGTTATGCTCTATCTGTTGGTATATCTTGCCGATGTTAAACAGGCTCCCCTCGATACTATCCCTGAAGGCTTCATCCTCGGTGAACGGGAACTGCCTGATTATTTCGTTTAACTCAGAGGGATCATCCTTGAACGACTCACGTTCGTTTTTCAAGTACGACTTACTGCCTTGATCTATAACCTCCCCGTCTATACCTATGATATCCCCCCGAAACTTTATGCGTCGAGTCATATTAGGGATATGGTTCGGAGGGTTGTCTATTACTGCTTTACCATACTTATCAAAGAAACCCTCTAAGGCTTCGTATGCGGGAATGAATATCCTGTAAAGTCCCGACCTGGTTCTACCGTTGTTATTTCTTTCATTGGGGTCAGAGTCCTCCCAAAGCCCCCTGTATTCCTCTCCCCCTTTGTTCATGGGGTTTACCGTACTTCCCACCAGCGCCTTGCCTACGATGCGCTTACCCACGATAAGGCATGTACGCTCTATACGCCACGCCTCACGGATGTCAGTAGGCTTCTCCCACTTGCCCGCCTCGTCCAGGTACAGCATGTGCAGCTTCTCGCCATCGTATGCGTTGTTCGTAGTGTTCTTCCAGTTGATGACGGTGTTGAGCGCATCTCCGCGTTGAGACGTTTTGTTGTTCTTAGTAATCCGTTTCGATGGCTCACGGAAAGCTAGCTCCATACGCGGGTTCGTGGTACCGTCCTGGATAGGCTTGAAGAAGAAGGGGTAGCCTCTAAAAATAGAGACTACTTTTTTCATAAAGATGTTTTCCTGGGCATCCTTACCAGTCTTTGACTGAATGCCCAAAAGCTTTTCTTTAACTTGACTAGCCTCGTCAACAAGTACAGCAGAGCATATATTGGTGTAACCAGAGCGACGACACTTAGTATAAAGCTGACCGAAACAGCGAGGATCAGCCTCGCAAGCAGCCATGTGGAGAAAGATGTCTCTTTGCT